TGAAACACGAGCGGCGGCTACACAAGACGGTATAGCACTTGTTGGTCGTGCTGGTGGTTCATCATCTTATGATGTAGCACTAACACCAACTACTTTAACTGCTGACCGTACTTTAACTTTGCCTGACGCTACAGGGACGGTTGCGCTTACTAGCGATCCAGGTTTAATACTTATCAAGACTCAGACTGTCGGCACTGGCGTGTCTAGCGTGACCGTGACAGGTGCTTTTTCGGCTGCCTACGACAACTACAAAATCACATATATCGGCGGAACAATGTCTGCAAACAGTGATATTGAAATGACTATAGGCGGTTCAACAACTGGCTATTACGGCTTTTTGACTTACGGTCTTTCAAGCAATAACACTCCTTTGGGCGCAGGGAGAAATAACGCGAACTCTTTTGCGTGGGCTGGTGGCGGCGCTGCTGGTCAAGGCAGTCATGTCAATGTTGAAATAATGGGTCCGTTTACAACCGCTTACACAAAAATTAGGAACGGTTCATATCAAAATGGAGACAACTACGGTACTGTTCAAGGCGAACATAGAGTAGCGGCTAGTTACACATCGTTTGCGTTAGCAGTTCTTACGGGCACTATGACGGGCGGAACAATTCGTGTCTATGGATACAGGAACTCATAATGGAAAATGAACGACCAAACATCCAAATCGACGACCTCGTTCGACCCATGACCGACGAAGAATACGCTGAACTTCTTGCTGGTGGATGGCTCGCTGAAGGTAACACCCCCGAAGAATGGCAGGCCAAATAATGGCTCGTAACGCACTCATTCAATTACGGCGTGATACCGCCGCTAACTGGACCTCAACTAACCCGACTCTTGCCGCTGGTGAGCAGGGGTTTGAGACCGATACAGGAAAATTAAAAATTGGTAATGGTTCTACAGCATGGACATCTTTACTTTATGCAACTGATGCTTCTGACATTACTGGAACAACACTTGCTTCCAATGTTACTGGGTCGTCTTTAACTAGTGTTGGTACCCTAACAGGACTTACCGTAACTGGAACAGCAACCGTTACAGCAACTAGTGGTACTGCTATGCGTATTACTAATACTGGCAGTGGCAACTCGTTTCTTGTTGAGGACTCTGCTAGTACAGACACTTCGCCTTTTGTTATTGACGCTTCAGGAAATGTTGGTATTGGTGTTAGTAGTCCTTCTACTAAACTTGAAGTTAGCGGAAACGTACAAATTTTAGGTGGCAACTTTGTTGTTGGCGGCCAAGGAACATTCTTTAACTCATCACAAGAAGATGGAATTATTCTTGCGCCTCGCATTGGTGGTACTGGGTCTTATCGTGCCATATTTACGCCTGCCACATTGAGTGCTAGCCGAACTTATACGTTGCCCAATGTAACAGGGACAATGATTACTACAGGAAACTTGTCTAGCATTACCACTGTTGGTACCCTGTCTGCTGGTGCTATACCATCTAGTTTGCTCACTGGCCAGACAGGTATGTGGACTAGTGCTAATAGGCCTGGAGCATATAGGTTGTACCGCCGTGATTCTGACGACGCTTACAATATTCAAACATACTGGACTGGTTCTCGTTGGAGACTGTATGGCTACCTCAACGACACTGCGCATGCTGATACTCACGCTGGCTTTGCTGATTCTGCCACTACTGCAACCAACCAGAGCGGAGGAACTGTTTCTGCATCATACGTCCAAGTAAATACTAGTAGTACTTCGTCGCAACACGGCGCTCAAGGATTGCAAATTATATCAACCGGAACAATTGCGGGATTGTCTTTTTGGCCAATTTTACATGGTATTGCGCCGGTCTTACGATGCTGGAACGGTCACGGAGAAGGGCTTGACTGTGGCAATAACCCTGGAACTGGTTATGCCTGGTTAGGGGCCTCATCGTTTATAACTCGTTGTTCAATTGAATGGAAGGACGATGTTAGAATAAAAAATGACACTGAAATTTTAAATGACGTTCTGGCTGCACTCTCAATTCCGGTAGTTAAATTTAATGACAAATATGGTGAGCCAATTAAAGTTGATGATGAATGGACTTACGTGCCGACTTCTGAATTATCTCAAGAACACCGTTCGGAACCCATTCAGTCAAATCACTTTGATAGAGAGGGTTTTATCGCCGAAACGGTTGCACAGGTTTTTCCAAAGGCGTCTACGTTTAACTCAGAAGGAGAACCAAATGGTACTGACATGGGTATCATTACGGCACAATTGCTTGATGCAGTTAAACTTTTAGTTCTTCAGGGGGAAGAATTTTCACGAAGACTATCACTATTGGAAAATTCTTAATTTAAAAATAATAACTTGATGCTAGAGTGGCGTCACTAATAAAGAAAATTAAAAACTTAGGAGACAAAATGGCCGACATTCAGTTAGACGTAAACAAAATTGTGGAATCACTGGTAAACCAGATTTCACAGCAGGCTCAGCGTATTGCTGTCCTAGAGGCTACAATTGATGCTATACAGAAAACCCAATTAACACCTGGTTATCAGGAGGAAGAGTGATTACGCGCATGTATCTTACAAAACAAAATAAGGCTTTGATTGCCTCTTATGCCCGTAGCGTCCTCGGAGCCGCCGTGGCTACCTACACAGCTACACAGGACTGGAAGTTGACCCTAAATGCTCTCTGGGCTGCTGCTTTGCCTGTGGCTATGCGTTTCTTTAACCCCAATGACACGGCTTTTGGTAAAGGTGAAAAGTGAATTTACCCTTTATTAAACTTGTTGTCCCCACCGCCCTTAAGCAGTATAAGAATGGTCAGTTAGCTGACAACGTTCTTGCGCCTATTAAAACTGGTGGAAAGATGTACGCACCAGTTGCGGCAGAGTTCAATAAGCTATATGACGCAGCAATTGCCGCTGGCATCAAGCTAAAGAACGTTGGTGACTACCGCTCATTCCAGGGTCAGTTAACAATGTTTATGGATCGTTATGTAACCACCGATACTGGTACGGGTGTAACCCGTCAATATGAGGGTAAGACCTGGTGGTTAAAGAAGGGCAAAGCTCCTTCAGCTGCCCCAGACCCAACTGGCCTTAAGGGTTCTAACCACGGTTGGGGTCTTGCCATTGACCTTGGTTACGACCAGGGTGGTAAGACCGCTTCGTTTGGTGTAAACGTTCCTGCTTTCCAGTGGATGTGTGCTAACGCCCCCAAGTATGGTTTTTACCTTCAGGGCAATAACCCTGCTTCTAAAGAGTTTGAAGCTTGGCACTGGCAGTACGCTCTCGGTGACGCTTCACCAGATGGTTCAGCTCAGGCCGCTCCAGCAGCAGCCCCAGCCGCCCCAGCACCTGCTGGTGGTGGCATGAAGTTTGATTACCCAGGTGCTCCAGTAGGTCTTGGTTCTAAGGGAGTACACGCTTCTTTGGTTCAAGCAATTATTGGTGCAAAAGCCGATGGTGATTTTGGCCCCAAGTCTGTTGCTTCTCTCAAGGCATGGCAAACTGCTAATGGTCTAACTGCGGACGGCTCCGTCGGTCCTGTAACATGGAAGAAGATGTTCGGCTGATAAGGAGCCCTTAATGGCTGTAAGAGTTCAATTTAGACGAGGCACTGCTGCGCAATGGGCTGCAAGTACCGCCCCACTTGCTGAGGGTGAACTTGGTTATGCCACGGACAATGGCCAAATTAGATTCGGTGCAGCTGGTGGAAGCATATGGAATAACTCAGCAATTGCTGCAGCTGGTGACATTAACGCTGTATACGCTGGAACGGGTTTAATTTACGGTGCTTTAACTAACGCTGGAGGAGCATCTTCTGGTTCGGCAGGTATTGTTGAACTTGAAGTTAACCCAGCAGCAGTTCTTATGGCTAGCACTATCACCGCCAAAGGTGACATGATTGTTGGTTCTGGCAGCGCAACGTATGTGCACCTTGCAAAGGGTACAAATAATAAGTTCCTAACTGTAGACACTAGCGTTACATCTTCCAACTTAGCTTGGTCAAACACCCTTACTAACGGCATCTTAAAAGCCCCATTAGAACAATGGAGCATTGCAGCCACCGTGCCTGGGACTCTTAATGCCACCACTGCGTCTGCCTGGTACTTTACTTCCAACACAACCGCAAACTGGACTTTGAATGTAACTAACGTTGCTTCATTACTAGCAATTGGACAGACTATAACGGTTTCGGCGGCGGTGACTAATGGTACGACTGGTTACTACCAATCTCAATTGCAAATTGAAGGTACAAACCAAACCGTAAAGTGGAACAACGGATTGACCCCAGCAACTACCGGTGGTAGTGCTAGTGCTATTGATGTGTACACTTTTACAATTCTTAAAACAGCTGACACTCCTACTTATGTGGTATTTGGCTCTAAAACAAAGTTTGCGTAATGGCACTACTCAATAGCTTTACCGGAGCAAGTAGCAGGGCATTAGGTTTCTCTAATGCTGAACCACCTTCTGCGCCCACCATTAGCACTACTAAAACTGCAACTACAATTACTGTTACGTACACTTTAAACAGCGGTGCGTTCCCTATTCAAACAACCCAGTACAAACTTGATAGTGGTGCGTTTATTACTATTACAGGTGGGTCATTTACCTTAACAGGTTTAAGTGTAAACACTTCTTACACCATTACAATGAGGTCAACTGACCTAGCTGGGCAAACTAGCCTTGAGTCTTCGTCAGTGGTTGTCACCAACACTGAAACTGCACCTTCCGCCCCAGCTTCAGTTACTGCCAGTTCTAGTTCATCAACTACTTTAAGTATTAACTTTACGGCAGCTACTGCTGGAACATACCCAATTGCTAGTTATCAATACCTTTTGTACACAGGTGGTAGCCCTGTTGGTGACTGGGCAACAACTCCTACTGGCCCTGGTGAAACATTTATTCGTAGTAGTTTAACTGCTGATGCCACATACACAGTGTATGTACGAGCTATTGCTTCTGTTACAACAACCCCCAGCAGTAACAACCTTGTTACAGCACAAGTTAATCCAGAAACCCCCGCAGCACCTGCATTAAGCTTTGCTAGCACTAGCAGTAGTGATCGTGCTAACGCTTTCCTTTCATGGGGGGCTGTTTCCTATGCAACGACTTACCATGTATACAGAAACAATGCATATTATGCAGCAACTAGTTCAACAGCAATGACTGTTGCAGTGTCCCCTGGGTCTAGTTGGATTTTTCATGTGTTTGCTGGAAACAGACTTGGTAATTTTTCTAATGTTTCTAATTTTAAGTACATGACTACGGGTCAAACAAACGTTGAATACACAAAAAGAAATAATTCAATTAGGTACGTAGCTGACCCAACGTTTAATTATGGTGGGGATGCGTACAACAGCGATGTTGTGTCAACGGTAACACTTCCAAATATACCTACTAACGACCCAAATACCGCTGGTTACATTTACATAAATTCTATGGGTGCAACTTTTGCGTGGATGCAGGCACCTGGAATTGCTGGAACACCTAGCTACACAACTAGTAAATATTCAGCAATTTATTCTTTTGCTGGTTCAGGTAGAACTACGGCTTGGAAAACAGATGCAACACTTTCAGGAAATGGTTGGGGTAGTGGTTTTAACACGACCAACATTAGTGGAACTAACGCAATCAACAAAGCTCTAGGAGACAACTACTTTTGTTATATCTCTACTGGGGGAACCGCTCTTAGCGGTAAAAGATTCTCTGTTGCTGCTTTAGGTGCAAGTTGGAGTTCTTTATCGTCTGCTCCAGACCCCAATGATGCAACACAAAGCTACGGCACACTGATTGGGTACAACGCCGGGTCTTTTGAAACCGTCTACGCATACGCTTTAATCATGTCTTCTTTATACGTAGAGGGCTACCAAACTACAGCAACTACCTACGCTTAAGGAGTACAAATGGCTCGTAAAGAACGGCCAATGTCGCAGGCTGAAAAAGACCGTCTTGCTTTTCTTAAAAAAACACGACGGGTTTTAAAACCTTTTGATATAGATCCTGAACCATACTCAGGATGGACATTAGGTATTGGCCAGTCAACACCGTTTCCTCCTGATGAAGAACGTGAAGCGGATGAAGAAGCAGCAAAAGAAGATGAAGAATCTGAAGAATCTGAGGAGCCTGAAGCAACAAGTGCCCCCATCCTCCCCCCACCTGAGTTAATTTACCCAATTACTCAATCTTCAGTTTTTGGGGCAACAGATAGGTATGGTCTTCCAACCACTAGAAAAGATAAATATTCTGACTACCATGGGCAAGCTGCGTCAAAACAATCAACACGTGTAGCAGCAGCTCAGTGGATTCCAACATTTGACATTGACCCAGATGAACAGGGAAACCAAACATACAGCGGTTTTGGTGACATTTTGATTGGATTTGCAAGACCATCAAGGGCGCAAAGTTCAGGGTATGGAGCCCTCTACTATTGGGTGGGTCAAAACGAGGCTATTTGGGAAAACTTTAAAACAGCAGAATCTTTTGGTAAACAAGTAGAAGTTTTGGGTGATGGGGACCAGTTTGACCCAAGGCGTATTGCAGTGTACACAGAAGAACACTCAGCACATGATGAAATGGATGAGGGTGCTGAAGACACTGTTAGATGGATTTGGACTATCGGTTTTACCACCAATCGAGATGCTGCAGAATTTGAAGCACTTAAGGCTGCACGTAAGGCTGAGGTTGCAGCACGAGCGGCAGAAAGAGCAAGAACTACAAAGGGTAAAAAAACTACCGAGTAGTATACTAATCAACTATGAATAATTTGTACACAATTGGACCGTTGTATTGGATTACCAGAGACACCGGAACTTACCAAGACAGAATCCTAGCAATTGGTTTTATGCGCCAAACTTCCCCACCTTGGCGGGTTGGTAGAGGGTTGCACATACGCTTTGGTAAGTACAGCTTTCAAGTTGGCTTGAGTAAAAAGTCAAGTAAAACAGATGACACCGAAGGCTTACTGTATGCTATGCAAGGTCGCGTGTTAGATGCATCTGTTGCAGAAATAGGAGAATGGTAATGAAACTGTTTATGCGTTCAAAGTATGACGCACCCAAAGCGCCTTCAATTCCCCGATTGGCAAAGCTTGATGTGTCTGAACTTTCTAATTGGTTTAACACAACTTTAATGGGCCTGGGTATGTCTTTTGACAAATGGAAACACCATGATGCTCCTGATGAAGTATCAATACACCTTGAAACACTGGTCCAATTGTGGTCAGAGATAAAATCTAGAAGTGAAAAGTAATGGTAGATGAAGAATACGATCAACCTTCTGAACAAGAGATATCTGACCAAGGTGAAGAATTTTTAGACGAGTCTAACGACCTTGATGAAACTTCAGCTGAATTTATTGACAACCTAGTACTCAAACTAATTCTTTTTACAGAAGAATTTTGTAATATTAAATTGTTCCCGTACCAAATACCTATTGCATACAGAATTATTGAGTCAATAGTTATTGGTGACGGCGAAGAAATGACTCTGATTGCTACTCGTCAGTCTGGCAAATCAGAAGTTCTTTCAAACGTTCTTGCCTCAATGATGGTTATTTTGCCAAAGCTTGCACCGGTGTACCCAACCTGGCTTGGTAAATACGAAAAGGGTTTTTGGTGTGGGGTGTTTGCCCCAGTTGAAGATCAAGCAGATACTGTGTTTAGTCGTATTGTAAGTAAACTTACTAGCGATCACGCTCTTGAATTCCTGCTAGATCCTGAAATTGATGACAAGGCCACGTCTGGGGGAGCCCGCGGTAAAGGCCGTATTATCAGTTTGAAACGTTCTGGCTCACTTTGCCGTATGCAGACTTGTAACCCTAAGGCAAAGATTGAATCAAAAACTTACCACTTTGTAATGGTTGACGAAGCTCAAGAAGCTGATGAGTACATGATTGCTAAATCAATCAAGCCAATGCTTGCGTTCAATAACGGAACCATTGTTCTTACTGGAACAGCAACTAGAAATAAATCGTATTTCTATAAGATGATCCAATACAATAAGCGTAGAGATATCAATGGTAAGCGGAGCCATAGGCAATGCCATTTTGAATACGATTGGCGAGTTGCGGCAAAGTACAATACTAACTACGCAAAGTTTATTTCTAAAGAAAAAGTGCGCATCAACGAAGACTCAGATGAATTTCAGATGTCTTATTGTAACAAATGGATCCTTGAAAAGGGAATGTTTGTTACAGATGATCGGTTAAACAGTCTGTACGACCCGTCAATGAACTTGATTAAACAATGGTGGAGAACTCCAGTTGTAGTGGGTATTGACGTTGCCAGAACAAATGACTCTACGGTTGTTACTGTGTGTTGGGTTGACTGGGACCACCCTGACGGTTTTGGGTTTTACGAACACCGTATCCTTAACTGGTTAGAAATCAATAACACTGAATGGGAACAGCAGTACTTTGAGATTATTGACTTCCTTAGAAATTATGATGTATATCGTATTGGTGTAGATTCCCAGGGCGTTGGTGGGGCTGTTGCAGAACGCCTACAGGTCTTACTACCCAACATTGAAGTAACGGGTGTTTCTTCAGACACCAAAACTCAAAACGAACGTTGGATCCATTTAACAGAACTTATTCAAAGAAACCAGCTAATTATTCCTGGTCATTCAAAAGCTAAAAGGAATAAAACTTGGAAAAAGTTTAATCAACAGATGTCCGATTTGGAAAAGGTTTATAGAGGCCCATACCTACTGGCTGCTGCTCCTGATGAAAAGGGAGCATTTGATGACTACCCAGATTCCCTGGCTATTGCCTGTTCCCTATCAACTTTAGACACTATGCCTATGGTTACCGTGAGTGAATCCCCGTTCTTCGGACGATGACCAAAAAAGATGCTAATCTGTACATATACCCCCGGTTCCTTTAGGAGGATCTAAAAATGGCAGTATCTCCAAACCCCATGTTCCCCGAAGCCCAGCAGAATGTTTTTGAACGTTCAATGGCACCCAGTATTCCTGGCAATCGTGGCCCTCTTCGTTTTGAAGAAGGCATTGCTACAGACACTGACGTTCCTAACGACTTTGGTATTGGTGCTTACGAAGACACGGCTCCGTCGCCTATGCGTCAGAACCACAACAACCCTGAGATGTTTTACAAGTATCCGGAAGAGACCTTGCGTGAGCGTGCTCACGTAGGTTCAGCTACCTGGATTGAAGCACCCGCAATGCTCAGTGACTTTGTTCAAGGTTCCATGTCAGGTGAAGGCATGCCCGTTTGGGAATATGCTTATAATTCGGGTGGTCGTGCGAATCGCCCGAATCCGACTGTCGTTTACGACTGATTGTTGTCCCCGACAGGGAATAAAAGGACGGAGCCTTAAGAAAGCTCCGTCCTTTTTGCATTTTGTAATCTAAGGTTCTTGATAGAGTGACTACTCCCCCCCTAGTGCATGGAGTGTCTATGAACCGTCAAGATCTGTCAATGATCGCCCATTTTCTTTCAAGAGTGTCTGTACGCGGATACCAGGAAGAAGCTGAACTGCTTGATTTAATTAATAAAGTTTATAAGCAAATCAATAATTCCAACACAAGCACGATTACATATAGTAAGGTGGGCGACAAGGTTGCATAAACCCAATCACACAAGGAGCACAATATGGAGCAGGTATCAAACCTGGTCAGTGATCTTCTAGAGAGAAACTTAGTATCGGTTCGTAATGATTGTGGTTTTTCAAGACTACGAACGCGTATGCAAGAAGTTGAACTAGAGGCACTAGACCGAGCAGTAGAACTTATTAAACTTGATAATGGATCCGGTAAAGCCAAAGTGTATTCATGCCAGTGGCTTACTGAGGTACTTAACAAGCACGGTTACAAAATAAGTTCAAGCACAATATCTCGTCATCTATCAGGAAGGTGCGGTTGTGAGTGAACTATCAAATGACCTCAATAACAACTATTCATTAGGAAAAATTGCTGAATTACTAAAGCGCAATGACATTGATCTTGCTGAAGTAGGTTCAGTAAAGAGGGTGTCTGTATACCAGTCGTTAACAAAGAACGAAGAAGGTCATGCAGAAATTCATGACTTGTTTGGTATCCAGTTTAGTCCTGCATGGGAATCTGGTCCAGCGTGGCCAGTAGTTCAACCAGGTCCTTCTGTAAAAATCCCAGCAATTAAAGCAAAAGCTGAAAAGATCTCAGATCATCAAATTTGCGTAGTTTTACCAGATATGCAAATTGGTTATTTCCGTGCCTTAAACGGTGAATTAGAGGCCACCCATGATGAAGCAGCAATGGACATTGCTTTGTCTATTACTAAGAGCCTTAACCCAGATTTGGTTGTAATGGTTGGGGACAACCTTGACTTTCCTGAGTTTGGTAAATACAGACTTAGTAGTGCTTACGCCCTAACAACTCAAGCCTCTATTGATAGAGCTACAACGTTGTGCGCTCAAGTAAGGGCAGCGGCACCTAACGCTAAGATTATTTGGCTTGCAGGAAACCACGAAGAAAGATTGGTGAATTTTGTTCTTGATAACGCGAAAGCTGCTTTTGGTATCCGTAAAGGCAATACGCCTGAGTCCTGGCCTGTTCTTAGCATTCCTTATCTCTGTCGTTTCGACGATTACGGGGTTACTTACATACCTGGCTATCCGGCTGGACAATTCTGGGTCAACGAACGCCTCCGCATCATCCACGGCACAAAAGTACGGAGTAACGGGTCGACAGCGCACGCGTACCTCGGTAGCGAAAAAACCTCTGTCCTTTACGGGCACATCCACAGGCGTGAATGGGCTGAGCGGTCCCGTGAAGATTGGGATGGTGCAAAGACCATCATGGCCGCATCCCCTGGTACGTTGGCCAGATGCGACGGGGCCGTCCCATCTACCAAAGGATCCATCGACCTGGACGGTAGACCTATGACCATTGTGGAAGATTGGCAACAAGGTATTGGTGTTGTTACTTTCCAACCTGGGGATGGACCATTCTGGTATGAACAAGTTCCTTTCCATAACAGATCCGCTATGTACAGAGGTAAGTTGTACACTTCGTAAGAAGTATGATTGTTGTATGACTTACCCATACAAACTTGCCATTATTGAATGGATTGACGCATTTGATGGTGATGAAACATGGGTATACAAAGACGAATATGACTTTAATCCAGTACTTCCAACCACTGTTGGTTGGATTCTTGAAGACTTACAAGAAGGGTATGTGTCTTTGGTTTCTACATTCTGTCAGTTTAAAAACAAAGCTGATTTGTATAGCAACATGATGCACGTACCTTCTGGCATGGTTAAATCGTTAACTTACATTGATATACCTGCTAATATTAAGAAACCCAAAAGACTTAACAAGTCAGGATTTTAATGCCCGTTGATTTCTGGTCACCAAGTTATCGTGCTTCGTCTAGCGACTTAACTGTCGCTATCTCTCCTCTTGGCCTAGTTGAGCTTGCTGACGAAGAGTTTGAAGTACACGGCCCACGCCTTAACCGTTACAGCGCATGCTGGGCTTGGTATCTTGGTCACCACTGGTCGTACCGTCGTGAGATGGGTGAGCAAAACATCACCCTTAACTACGTACGTACTATGTCGGACTACATCACAAACTTCTGTTTTGGCAAAAGCGTCCAATGGCGGGTTCCTCCTCAAAACGGAGCAATTGTTCCGCACCTGTTGCATAAAGTTTGGGAAGAAGACAACTCAAAACATTACGTCCTTTGGGAAATGGGTCAGCTTGCCAGTGTTACTGGTGACTGCTTTGTTAAGGTTGCTTACGAAGAACCGTATGAAGACAGCCTAGGTATCTATCATTCAGGTCGCGTGCGAGTTATCCCAATTAACCCAGCACACTGTTTTCCTGAGTACCACCCTCACGACCGTGACCGTCTTTTGCGTTTTAAACTTAAGTACCGCTTTTGGGGAACTTCTTCTGAAGGTACTCGCCAGGTCTACACCTTTACTGAAATCCTTACAGATGACACAGTTGAGCAGTACATTAACGACGAGTTAATTGACCAATACCCTAATCCTATTGGTGTTATTCCGATTGTTCACATTCCTAATATGACTATCTCGTCATCACCTTGGGGACAGTCAGACATCTGGGACATCATTCCGCTTAACCGTGAATTGAACGAAAAAATGACCGAAGTATCGGACATCATTAACTATCACGCTGCTCCTGTAACAATCATTACCGGTGCTAAGGCAAGCCAATTAGAACGTGGACCCAAGAAGGTTTGGGCTGGTCTTCCTAAAGAAGCCAATGTATTTAACCTTGAATCCAGCGGAAACATGGCTGGGGCTTTGGAATACATTACGTTTATTAAACGTTCTATGCATGAAATTACTGGCGTACCTGAAACAGCACTTGGGCAGTTCCAGCCAGTGTCTAATACATCAGGCGTAGCTTTGGCTATTCAATACCAGCCAATGATGAACCGTTTCCATATGAAACGTATTCACTTTACAAAAGGCCTTGAAAAGATTAACGAAGTTATTATTCGTACAGTTGCTGTATTTGAACCAGAATTGCTTGTGTATGATCCTTCAAAATCTGAGCAACCAGAACCAGACCAATTAACTCAACTAGACCCAGCAGATCCACTTACCTATAGAACTACTGTTCATTGGCCTGAGCCGCTTCCTGTTGATGTTCTTATCAAGCTTAACGAAGCTCAAGCCAAAATGGCAATGGGCCTTGAATCTAAAGAGGGAGCAATGCGCCTTCTTGGTGAAGAATTCCCAAGAGAGAAGCTTGCTGAAATCTTTGAAGAATTGCGAGATGATGCACTTGAGCAGGGAGCACTAGACATGCTTCGTGCACAAATAAATCAAGCTGTAATGCTTGCAACCGGATTGTTACCCGGACCTAATGGCAGCAGCACTCCTGCTCCAGATGGTAATGTAACAAGCGCAGGAGAACCTCAAGAACAGCAAGGCCCCTTACCGGGCACTGCTGCAACAGGTGGTCCTGCAGATGTTATGATTAACAATATAGTTGCAAAGGCATATGGAGCTAGGCTCGCCCAGCGTCGTGTGCCAGACGAAGAATAATCTGTTTTTATAAATTTGAGAAAAGATAAGCCCAACCAATAGGAGTCCAGCAATGTCAATGCAAGCCAATGAAGACGGTATCCAAGTTCCTGTAGATGAGGCCCCGGCCCCTGTACAGAGCCCACGACCCGAAGAGAAATACTTTTCTGAAGAAGAAGTCCAGAAGATTCGTCAGCAAGAAAAGGGCAAGATGTACAAGCGTCTAGAAGATGCCGATACGCGTGTTAAGACCATGGAAGAACAACTTTCAGTTTTGAGTCGTGAGCGTGAATCAGCTATTAAAGATGCCGAAACTCGTGCTCGCAAAGAAGCTGAATTACTTCGTCAGCGAGAAGTTGAGGAAATGTCTGCCAAGGATCTTCTTCTAAAAAGAGAAGATGAATTCAACCAACGAATTAATCAGGTGGAAGAAGAGTGGGGTCAGAAGTTTTCTGATCTTGAAAAGCAGCGCCAAGCGCAAGACGCTATGCTCGAAAAAGAGCGTCAAATGCAACAGCTTGAGTCCTACCGTCAGCGGAGAATCCAAGCCGAGCAAGAAAATATTATTCCAGAACTGATTGACTTGGTAACTGGTAATAGTGAAGAAGATATCGAGAATAGCATTAAAGTACTTCGTGAACGGAGTAGTGCTATAATTGAAGCAATCCAGAGAACGAGTCAGCCAGCTCGTCCTAGGGGATCGCAGGTAACTGCGCCCCCAACTGGGCCAATGGATAACCAACAGGAATACCAGACGTTAAGTGCGGAAGACATCCGTAACATGCCGATGGATCAATATGTCAAGATGCGTGACCGGCTATTACAGGCTCGATCCCCCCGGGGTCGTTTCTAATTTAACTAAACCAACAACCCTATCCATCGGAGGATATTAATATGGCATTACCCGCCCCACAAGGAGGTGCGATTACCGGAGCAGGTCTTGGTTCAATTACCACGACCGGTTACTCCAGTGACGCAACCCTTTCACCCGCAATCCAGCAAATTTGGTCCAAGGAAATCTTGTTCCAGGCTATGCCGGTTCTTCGCTTTGAACAGTTCGCTGTTAAGAAGACCGAGCTTGGCGTTCAGCCTGGTTTGACCATCAACTTCATGCGTTACACCAACCTTGGAGTTAACGAAACCACAGGAGCTACCTTGTCAGAAGGTGTGCGTATGGAGCCGGTTGCCCTTTCGGCCAGCCAGATCCAGATCACAGTGACTGAACACGGTCAGGCTGTCGCCGTTACCGAATTGTTGCTCAACGCAGCATTTGATGACGTCATGGCTTCGTCTTCACGTTTGCTCGGTCGCCACATGGCACAGAGCATGGACATCCAGGCCCGTAACACCCTCTACGCAAACGGTGTTCCGTTCGCTGGTGGTTCAGCAGTAGCCCCGAACGTTGTCTTTGGTCGCAAGACCTTGGGTTCAACCCGTGGCTCAATTGCTCCGTACGACGCTGGTGTTTTGGGAAGCGCAAGCTCACCCGGCTACCTCAGCCCCGCATCAATCAAGGACGCAGTTGAAGTCCTTGCTGGTCAGAACATCCCTCGTTTGGGCGACACCTACGTGTGTTTCGTCCACCCGTCGCAGAGCCGCTCGCTCCGTGACTGGCCGGAATTCATTGAAGTCACGAAGTACGCCGCTCCCGGCAACTTCATGCTCGGTGAAATCGGTCGTTTGTACGACGTAGTGTTCATTGAAACCACCCAGGTCAAGCAGGGTCTTACGATCCCGGCTGACTTGGACTCAGTGACCGCAGGCGCTCAGGCTCCTGACGCGTCGTCATTCAGCGCAATTATGATCGGTGACAACTCATTTGGTCATGCTATTGCCCTCCCAGTTGAACTCCGTGACGGCGGTGTCATTGACTTCGGTCGTGAGCACGGCTTGGCATGGTATGCAATTTGGGGCTTTGGTGTTATCACGCACGAATCGCGTGTGATTATCAACACCAAGGGTGGAGCAATTGGCTCAACCTGAGTTGACATCAATAATGATGTAGTATTGTGGGGGTGGGAAACCACCCCCACTTTATTTTTACCACTGAACAAGGAGTAGCAATGGCCGTTAAGAAACAAGTCCCACAAGTTTTTGTTGATGAGTCTACAGATGACGAAGGCGAAGATAGTGCAGTAATTGAGGAGCCCGTAGTTGTAATGGCTAAGGATTCCGATGTAGTGAGTGCACGAGTTAAGGGTACATGGAAGATGTACTGGGGAACTCAAAGTTTTGATTTTGTTGATGGTAAGCGTTATAACTTGCCAAAGGAATTGTTTGCGTATTTGCGCAATAGTGGAAACATCTACGACACCCTCTGAGGTTTTAAATGCCCTATGTAGTTCCTAATGCTGTTGATACAGTAACTAACCCCAAGTACCTCACTCTTGATCAAGCCGAACCAGATTCACTTGACTTTGAGGTACTTGGGGATAACACTACTGGTGTAATTTTTGATTGTGAAGTCACGTATCAGGCATCTATTGGTGGTCTGGCAGTAGACGTTAACGCTGGGGTAGTTTTGTTAAAAGGCACTGTTTACACAGTGCAAACAAACTCCGCTTTGGCACTTTCAACTGGATTGAGTGCCGACCCAACATTTGAACTAGTTGTAGCTAGGTTAACTAGTGGCGTAATGGTCCCGACAGTTTTGCTTGGTACCTCTAGTGCTACAAACCCAGCTTTTCCAACTTCATTAAGTAGCAGCATTACTACTTCTGCGTCGTCGTTTAACCCCGCTACAGATGTTTTGTTAGCAGCAGTTTACCGAAATGGTAGCACGGCTATTACTGAAAAGAACATTGTTGACAAACGTAAACTGGTGCAAACTGCTATCCCTTATCGTTCTTCTAGTGCACCTTTAACTACTGATGGTAGCCAAGGTGACTTGTATTTTCGTACAGGAACTTTGCCTAATGGAGAATCTGGCCTTTACGTTAAAAAGGATAGTTCTACCTGGGTCCAGCTTGCAACAGCACCTGTGTCTCCTGGAGTACCTATTGGTACGGTAATTACTTGGGTTGTATCTACACCACCAGACGCCTCTCTATGGCTTGAATGCAACGGTAATACTGCATCTATTAGCACATATCAAACTCTTTCTGACTTGCTTGGTACCACTTACGGTCCAAAAGATGTAAGCACTTTTACACTTCCTAACTTTGCAGGAATGTATTTAGCTGGACAGCCGTCTTCAGCTTCTGCTGGAGTAATTGGAACAGCGGATGGCAATGTAAACCATGAAGTTAAATTGGTTTCAAATAACTTGCCTTTACACCAACACGGTATTGACCATGGCCACGCAGGTGGATCTACTGGCAACGCTGGTGGCCACGACCACGGTACCGGTGTTACTGGCGAGGACTTTGCAACACGTCGTCAGACCTACGCTGAAGCTGGTACACAGCGATATGTAGCTCCTACCGACTCTGGTGGCCTTACAACACCTTCAGATGGTTTTGCTGACAAGTATGTACTTGCTGCCGGTGAACTACCGATTCAGGGCATGTCTATGTTTTGGGTTGGAAGAACTGCTTTTCAACCAGATCATGCCCACACCAATGTCAGTGTTCCAACTACGAGTGGCTTACTGTCTGCTGCGGCTGGTTTAACTACACCAATTGCAGTAGATATCCAACCTCGGACAATGTACGTAAAGTATTACATTAGGGCGCTATGAACCTAGATAAGCCTACTAATATCCCAGCAGCACAAGTGCTTTTAAAGCGGTCAACTGATGTAGCACGGCACCGAGAACAACAACCTGCGTATAACCAGCCAACCCAAGACACCCTCCCCGGTGTTAGCTCTAACGATTCGTAGTAAACTACTTACGTGGCTACTCTTGAAGACATCAAAACAATTGCACGAACTTACCTTCGTGACTTCCCAAGGTTTTTCCAGACAACTTTTGATATTTCTGGCCGCACCTACGAACTTGGGCACACCAACGTAGATGCTTCTACTATTTGGGTTGCAAGGTATGTAGTAAATGGTGCAACTACCGAACTAACCCCTTCTGACTACTCTCTTGATGAGCGCAATGGTGTTTTGCGTTTGGCAACATTGCCGGCGGCAAATACTAAACTTCTTATTGAAGGGTACTACTACGAGTGGGTTACCCCCACTGACTTGGACTTTTATACTAGGCGGGCGGTTGAAAAACACGTTCATAATTTAAACCTAGCTATTGACCAACTGTCTGATGTTGTAATCAACGCTATTGGTATAGCAGCCATTACAGAGTGCTTATGGGCTCTTATGACTGAATACAGTCGTGATATTGATGTTATTACATCTGAATCAGTCCACATCCCTGCCAGTCAGCGTTTTAGGATGGTTCAAGGACTTTTGGCTCAATGGGAAGCTGAATACAAGCGTCACGCCACAGCCCTAAACATTGGGTTTGACAGGCTTGAGGTATTTAACCTTCGTAGGGTTTCTAGAAACACCAACAGGCTTGTGCCTTTGTACAAATCCAAAGAACTGGGTGACTTCTCGCCAATGGAACGCCTGTGGCCTGAAATTGACAGTGGAATTGTTGACTCTGAAATTAAGGGTGACAATTTGCGAGAAACAGTGTATGTTGATACCACTCCGCCATCTGGTCAAACCACGAGTGCTTATTACTAATGGACGTACGCCGAGAGCTTGATTTAATTAACAAGCACTTTCGCAGGCATCGTGAAATTGCTAGCGAAGCTGTAACTTGGTATGAGTTTTTGCCATTAGGCTCATCTAGCGCAGGAAGCATCTATGATGATGTGTACGACGAAGGCGTCAAGGGTGCTGGCGGTAAAAGCTACGGACCTGGTATTACCTTACCCGTTATGTTGGTTAGTGAAACCGAAGATCAACGGCGGTCAATCCCAGAGGGTCGTCAAGTTGTCCAAACAATTGACATGTTTATTGCAATTAAAGACATGCGAGAAGCGGGGATATCTGCCCCATGGGAATACCGTTACCATTTAAATGACATGTTTGTCTACGATGGCCGTTATTACCAAGTGTTTGATTATAAGGTTAGAGGCCGTTTGAAAGACGATGTGTTTGTATTGGTTCAAGGTATTGAAATATACATAAACCAAGAATACACAAACGATCCAGGCATCCCAGCATTGGTTACCACCAACTACCCATGGCCAGCACAGCTTCCCAGTTTAGGCTAAAATAAAAGTAACTCAACGTGCGTTGAGGGCCTACCGCCTAGAACTTTGGAGAATTGCCATGCAAAAGGCCAATTCACAACCTGCTTCATCCCAGAGTTCTGCACCTTTTTTTGATCCCAAATCTTTTGCTACCGGATGCGTTGAAATTGTTCAAGCATTGCAAGAAGATTTTAAAACTGCTGCTAAAAGGGCTACACGTGAGTACCAAAAGCGTATTCGTTCCGAAGCAGCTAGTGACAAATCATGGGCACCTTTTGCAAACAATCTATATGTAACTTTTGATGAAAAAAACAACAAAGTTGTTGTTGGTGTTAATGGTACAGACGATCTTTTAGATAAAATTGCAGAAGTTGAGTATGGCACTGGAGTTGTACCACCTGCACCTTTATATCGTAAATTTACAACAGAGTCAGCCCAAGAAGTTCAGCTACTTGTAAATAAGTACAGCCGATGACTAATCAGGGATTCCTCCTTGCTGAAGACGCTGCAATTAAAAGGCGTTTATCAAACATTTCTGTTTCTGATGATCGAAATGCCACGCGTATTGCCAAAGTCTTTTTCCGCTACCCAGAAGGTGAAACAGAAAAAGAATACCCTTTTATAACAATTGAAAATGTTGGATTACAACACGACCGATCCCGTCAGCTTTCTGAAACTAATTACTATTTTTCTAACGCTGCTGGTGCTTCTTTATCTCCAGATTATGTTAATTATTACCCTTCAGAATTAGATAATTCTGGCATGACAACGGCACTTGGTGCTGGCAATTTCCTTAAAATGGAATCATTTGTTCCAGTTATGCTTACTTATCAAATTTCTACGTATGCCAGAACTGCTCTACATGACAGGCAATTAACTTCTAAAATGTTACGCAGGGTAACCCCATTCCGTCGTGGGTTTATTGATGTTCCTGAAGACGGTACAATTCGTCGTTTTGATCTTTTGTCATGGGGTAACTCGGACCTTCTTGACGGAGAAACTGGATATCGTAAGCGTATATTTAGGAAAGTGTACACAGTACAAATGTCTGCTGAGATACCTACATCCGACCTTGCCGCAGTCAAGCAAGTTACATCGGTTGTTGGTAGTATTAATAACGCAGATAACGAGAATCCCACAATATTCACCCACTCGTTTTCGGAGGATTTTTAATGGCAACTTATACAAACCCAGGTGTGTACGTTAGTGAATCAACATTGGTTAACAACGTACAACGTGCAAATACGGCCCAGTCAGTTGCAGTCTTCATTGGCACTGCACCTCGTGGTCCCATGACTCCTACGTTGATTAACTCATGGAGTGGATTTAAAGCTTTATACGGAGATATCACGTTAGATAACGAGCTGGGTTACTCTGTTTATCATTACTTTGCTAACGGTGGTCGTGATGCTTATATCATCCGCACCTTGCACACCTCAGGTACTGCCCCGCTAGCTCGTTCTGCTTCCTCATACATTCAGTATTTCCCGGCTGGAAGTGGAAGTAGCGTTGGTGCTTCAGTAATGTTTACCGCTACTGCAGCAAACCCCGGTGCATGGGGTACTGGTTTAACTGTTACTACTTCAAGCAGCCCCGCTGCCCCATCTAATGCAACTTCTTCATACCCAACGTTTAACGTTTCTGTAAAACTTAACGCAGTTGAAGTTGAAAACTGGAACGAAGTTTCATTAAATCCCGCAAACAACCGTTACCTCCTTGATGTAGTTAACACTTATTCAAAGTACATCACTGTTGCCTCACCTGCTGGAGCAACAGTTGGTTGGGCAATTAAAGAAGATGTTGCTGACATTTTTACTTTTAATGCCTACTCAACTCCTTTTGGATCTACTACAATTTCTGCCAGCGTAGCTACCAATGGTACAGATGTTGATGTCGCAGATTACCAAGCTGCAATTACAAAGGTTGATGCAATCCAAGGTTCTTTGCTTCTCAATGCACCTGGACAAACTAACTCAAGTGTTGTTACTTCCTTGCTAAACACAGCAGAAGCTCGCGGTGATTCATTTGTAATCATTGACCCTGCAGCCAGTGGTACTACTTTTAATGGTGTTACTGGCGCTATTGCTTCGTATCCTAAGTCTTCTTACGGCGCAGTCTATTACCCGCAATTGGTTATGGCTGACCCAACAAAAACTGGGCCTGCTGCAGTGCGCAATACCTTCCCAGGTGGTGCTGTTGCTGGCGCATATATTCGTAGTGAAGTAGCTCGCACGGTTGCAAAAGCACCTGCCGGTTATGACTTAGATATTCGTAATGCTTTGGGCCTTACTGGTTCGTTTACCGAGTCAGAAGCTGGTTCATTGTATGACACCCACAACGTTAACTTGTTTAAAACAATCCCAGGAGCTGGCATTGTAATTAACGGTGCTCGTACAATGAGCAAGGCTACTCCCGCAAAATACATCCCAATTCGTCGTTCACTAAACTACTTAAAGCAAGCACTTAAAGCAGAAACAGCTTTTGCAGTGTTTGAACCCAACGATGAGCGTTTGTGGACTCGCATTAACATGAACGTATCTTCGTTGCTTAGCGAATTTTGGCGTTCGGGTGGCTTAAAGGGCGCTAATGCTAACCAAGCGTTCTACATCGTTTGTAACAGTACTAATAACACGTCTACGACGATTAACAATGGGGAAGTACATGTTGAGGTTGGAGTTGCCTTGCAATACCCAGCCGAATTTATTGTTATCAATCTAAGCCAATGGACCGGTGGCTCTAACACCGTTTCGACCCTCTGATAGGAGAATTATAAATGGCACGTTCTACTGTTACCGATCCGGTTCGTAACTTTAAATTCCAAGTTTCAATTGTTGCTAGTGGCGCTCTTGGTACAGCAGCAAAAGGGCTAGACAAACTTGGATTTGCAGTTATGTCTGGCCTTTCTGTACAAAATGAAATGGTTGGATACCGCGAAGGTGGAATGAATACTCACCCACACAAGTTTATTGGTCAATCCGACTTTGCACCTGTTACTTTTAGTCGTGGTGTGTTTTCTGGTCAAGACCAAATGTACGCTTGGCAGCAGTTCCTTCATTCTTGGAACCAAGCTTCTAGCGGTTCATCAAGTGGTGAACTAACCGCAAAAGGAAACGATTATCGTTGCGACATCCTTGTAAAAATCTTTGATCATCCTATTTCTTCTGGTTCATACTCAAACCCAGGTGACGTTGACACTTCAAACATTGCTCCAGGAGATGCCCGCCTTGGTTTTAAACTTTTTAACTGTTTTCCCGGCGCTTATTCATTGAGCGACCTTAACGCGGCGGATAGTGGTTTGATGGTCCAACAAATGACCGTCCATCACGAAGGCTTTGTGGTAGCTTGGAACAAGGAAGATGTTGAAGCACTAGCTACATTAGGTGGCTAATTAACTATTAGGAGAAGTACTTGAGTACACAACAAGAAGCCAATTCGTTAAATCTAGCTATTTCAGATCCAGTACCATCTTTACAAGAACCAGAAAGCCCACTAGTTACCCTTCAGAGGGGCGTCATTGACTCCGAAACTGGAGAATGGCAAGTTGACGCTGAGGTTCGGGAAATGAACGGTGGCGACGAAGAGTACCTAGCTACCATTGAATCTAAAGGCAATATCACTTACGCCGAATACATGGCTGCCCTATTAAAACGAGCGGTTGTACGTATCGGTTCATGTGTTATTTCAGATAGTCCAGCTATTTTGGACACCATCACAATTGGTGATCGTGACATCCTATTTCTTGGGGTAATCAAAGCTACCTATGGTTCTTCAAAGAAGTTTCAAGCAACTTGCCCAAATTGCAACAAGAGCAATGATGTAGTTATGAGTTTAATTGACGATTTTCCAATTCAAGAACCAAATGTAAATTTACGTTCTACAATTACCAAAACTCTTAAAAACGGTAAAGTTGTAAAACTACGTTTACCCAATACTGGAGACAGCATCCACGTAGGTAAAAACAGTACGTTATCTGCTGTTCAAAACACTTTGATGCTTTCTAGATGTGCTGTTTGGGATGAATCTGATCGCCCAGCTAACGCTGAAGATTGGGCTAAATCACTTAACGTTGCAGATCGTAGTATGCTTGTAAATGCCTTGCTTAGTGTTGAAGCAGGGCCCAAAATTGAAGGGGTGAATATCCAATGCGCCCATTGTGGGGGAGACATCTCCGTAATGCTTGATTGGATATCCCTTTTACTTGGTTAATCTTAAATACACTTATTGGGAATACGAACTCATAGCCTCTGTTTACAAAGGGTTTAACCTTACGGATTTACGGTCAATGACTGTCCGCCAACGGGACTTTTGGTTCCATATGGCAAAATGGAGAAGCAAGTAAGGAGGCATTATAAATGAGTAACAACTTATCCCAGTCTGGTGCTGAAGGTTCAATTGGCGGCTTTGGTAGCCGTCTAATGAAAGCTGTTGGTCAAGGCCTCTCTATTAATCCACAGTCTTTGTCAAGTGCAGACAAGAGTATTGATGCTCTCTTAGGAAGACTTAAAAAAGTACAAGCTCAACTTGACAGCATTAACAAATCTGCTGCTGCTGCTGGGCAAGCTCTTTCTGGGGTAAACACCACAACAGCAACAACCACCCAAGGTGCTGCTGGCACCAACATAGCTGGTGGACCCATCTCTTCTGGTGGTGGGTCTAAAGCAACAAAGATGATTAGCACTTTAAAAAGTGCTGGTTCAGAATTTTTGGGTATCGGTGGAGACCCTCTTGCAAAAGCAGCCTCTGCACTAGGTGTTCAAGGTTTTGCTAAAGCTAACCCTTATGTAGCTGCTGCTGCTGCTGGCACCAAAATGGCCAATATGGCTATTAGTGCAGCAAATAAAAGCATGGCTAACAACCGAGACTACACACTACAAGCAGACCGTACCTCAGTTTTATATCAACAAATGCATGGTTTAGACCAACTTGGTGTTAGTACTAAATACCGCATGCCATTAACCAATTACCGCCTTGGTGCTGGTGGTATTGAAGACATCATGGCTATGGAATCAGCAACTGGCATTAGTGGTGTTCAACAAGCCTCCAGTATTGAAGCCATGCGTACTATTAGTGGGTATGGATTGAGCACTGGAGATGTTACTGGGATGATTAGCAACCTTGCTAGCCCTGGAACTGCCAATCAAATGTTTATGATGGGTGGTATTGGTTTAATTGGTCCTGGTGGAAAACAAAAGTCAATGATGGAAGTAATGAAGAGCATTGTAAAAAGTGCTGGACTTACTAACAAAAAAATGGTTGATTCTGCTTTTGCTCCAGGTTCTGTTACCCGTTCAAAATTAAAGCAAATGGGTGTCCCTGAGTCAATGGTTACTCAAGTCCTTCAATACGCTAAAGAAAACCTTACCTATAAAGAAAAGGGCGGTAAGGGCCTGTACGACCCTAGTGTAAAAGCCCAACGTGAAACTATGGGTATTGAAGGAAACTTTGCTACTCAAGTAGAAGAAACGCAACGGTTAGAAACTAAAAGAAGTGAAAATTACTCCCGCAGGCAAGTAGACAACTACGCTGAACTTGAAAAACAAACACAAAGCCTTACAAAAATGTTTGGTGCTTTGGAAGACAAGCTTTCAGGTTTAATTGGTGGCATTGGTTCTCAGAAAATTGCAACCTCTATTTTTACTGGAGCAACAGGTTTTTTAGGTGACCCTCCCAATGTTCAAACTGGAGGTACTAAACCTGCTGTTTCAAACGCTAAAAAAGAAGTTAAAAGTAGCAACAAGAGCGACGACAGTATTTACGTACCAATTGAAGGTGCTGGCCGTGTTTCTATTTCAAAACTTAAATCACGTGAAGATTTTAAAAAAGTACACCCAAAACTACAAGAACGAGTACTTGGTCTACTACGAGCCCACCCAGAAGTTGGGTATGGTGGTGGGTACAGAGATGACGATTTCCAAGAAGTTTTGTTTAAAAACAACTACAGCAAAACGTCTTTGTCAAAAGCTGAATATGACGGTTTAGACGCTGCTTCTAAAAAAGATTACAAACAATGGGGCGGCACTTACTGGGTTAAAAAAGCAGGCGGGCATGATGTTGCTGCTCCTGGCCGCTCTATGCACAAACTTGGGTTAGCAGTTGACTTAGGAAGTTCTAAAGCTGCAGAAGACGCAATTCGTAAATTTGCAGCAAACTATCAATTGCGACATGCTGGTGCTCGTAATGAAGTCTACCACGTAGGCCCTTCTGACCTTCCAGAGTCAAGAGAGACATACGAAGCACGTGGTGCAACATGGGGTTACGGTACAGATGGCCCAACTCCTAAAGATTCAAGTTCGGATGCTGGTTCAGTAGGTGCTACACCTATTGCAGCCAGTGGCTCAGGTGTTAGCGCCTTAGAACCTTCCGTTGCAGAAGGTTATGGTTCGGCTGGAATGGAGCACATGCCTTATCAAACAATTTCTACAAGAGTTGCTGCTGATGTGGGTGGGTCAATAAACGCTAGCAGAACACCTTCTATGGCTATGCCAGCATCTTCGTCAATCAAATTAGGGGATCCAGATCCAATTCAAACTCTTGAAACAACCAGAATGATTAGATCAAACTCTGGTCAAGGTGGGCAAGGCGTTTCAGTAGTAAAAAGCGGAACTACTATAAATTTAAGTCCAACAATAAATATTTCTGGTGCTGGTTCAAAAGCAGATTTAAAAAAGATTGCAAATGAGCTTATCGCTTTAATGCGGCATGAAGTAGAGTTGGAAAGTTTGAGAGGAAGATAATGCCTAATATAGATGGTTATAGGAATAATGGGTTTTTTAAAGTTGACCAAATGGCTGAAGGGGTAAGAGACGGAGGTGTATCTAACAGCCAGTTTTTATACCCACCTAACAATATTAGGTTTTTATCAGCCCAAGAAGCACTAGATAATCGTGGTGTTACTCCAGTTCTTTTTCCTCCGTACAAAATACAACGTGGTTTCATTAGGAACTTACAACAACCATCTTTGGGTAACACTCCTATTAACAGATGTAACTTTCAATTTAATCCACAAGATATTCGTCAAAGTGTTCAAATGCGCGAAGACATGTATTTGGCTGTACTTCAAGACCCGGCTCAGTTAGCTCAGCCAATTGGCGCACAAATGAACTTTCAATTTGACTTGTTGTTTGATCGGCAAATGGAAGTAGCACGAGGAGAAGGTGGGGTGGACAGCCAACACGCTGATTTAAAGTTTGTTGATCAAATTGGTGTTTTAGCTGATTTAAATGTTTTGTACACAGTCATTGGTCAAGGCTTATCTAAAAATATGATAGATAGTCAATTAAAAGGTATTCAAAATAATGCTACGCGCGTGTATGGTAACGCTAACCCAGCAGCAGAAGAAGACACTGGTACAACTGACGAAACTACAACTCCATCAACAGCCTTCTCGGCTTATGACCCAGCATCTGTAGCAAACGGAGCTGAATTTCAAAGTATGAACGACGGTAATGCTGCATTTTTAATGCCAAACCCAGTGCGGTTAATGTTTTCATCATTATTTATGCTTGATGGTTTTATTACTGGTACTAACGTTGATTTCTTAAAATTTAGTACAAAAATGGTTCCTGTAACTTGCAAAGTAAGCGTTTCAATGATGGCTGTGTACATTGGTTTTGCAAGAACAGACACATTTTTAACTCATCAATTTGCGGCTGCACGAGAAGCAGAAGAAGATGCAATTAGAGAAGATGCAGAAGGTAGTAGAGAATTAATTGCCGCATTAAAAACAACAGCAAATTCAATTACTTTTGGGTTTGGTAGAGGTAACAATCCAAGTGTTGATACTTTTACAAGCAATCCAACACCAGTTGGTTACGCCACCATGAAAAATGGTGGAACATATCAAAGTGGTAATAATTTAGATAACGTTCAAACACATAAAGATAACTTTATTTTTAGATTTGACAATGTTAAACCTAAAGTAGGCAGTGGGGAAGACACTGACGATATTCTAAACCTTTATGAATTGGATACTCAATTTACAGTTAGTTACAATTGGCAATGCAAAATATATGGTGCCTATGGTGTAAACGGATGGTCTACCAAAAATGAGGCAACTGCTGTATTGGCAACAGCCGCTGGTTCTAACAATTACACAAAAGGTCTTTCTGAAGAAATAATAACAAAATTAGATGACACTCCTAACGTATCATTAGCTGGGTACTATCAAGGTAGTAAAAGTGCTTCAAGTAAAAGTGAATGGGGAAGTGGCGAAAAAGCTGGTGCCCGTAGACTTTTAATAAAAGGTGAAAGAGGTAGTAAACCAGAATTAACAAACGGTGCAGCTGTTGCTAGAAACAATGTAAGGGGAGAGGGGTATTTCATTGTTATTTGGCAACTTGAAGTTACAGCTATTGTTATTGGGTTGCAAGAACACAAACGACCTGCAACGTCTGTTCAATACATTGCTCAAGTAAAAGGTCATACAGAAGGTTTGTACGTAAATTACAATTTAAATTGGTCGGAAGGTTCATAAAAATGGCTACTTACACTAGTTCTAACCGTTACCGATTATCAGTATCTAATACAACAGCTAATAGAGTTGAGTACTCAACACGTAGCTATTACCAATACACATCAAGAGGTGGCGACACTTTTCAAATTATTGCATCAAAAATATTAAATGATGGTACGCGTTATTGGGAAATAGCAGATTTTAACCCGCAAATACAATGGCCAGATGTAATTCCTATTGGAACAACACTTCGGATACCTAGATGATTATTAATAGTGGCAATCCACTTTCTCCAAAAACACATATTGCCCTGCACAATGTTGAAGTTAATTACCATTCAATTCAACAAGTAACTATAGATCTTTGTGTTAATAAACACGACATGGTTGTTTTAAAACTTGCCGGTATTCCTTCAAAATATATTACCGATTACATTGACGCACCAGTACGAGTCACACTTTCTTCTGGACCTGGACGATCACAAGACTTTTGTGGGCGTGTTTTGTATGTTGAACCAGAATCAGATAGTCGTGCTCCTATTGTTAATAACAGCCCATTTCAAACAGTTCGTTTAGTATGTTTTGGAGCTTCTATGTCAATGATGGGGGCAAAAAGTAAACTTTGGGAAAATGTAAGCATTAAATCTATTGCTGAACAGATGTGTGATACGTATAGGTTTAGTCTTGATGTTATTGACGACAGTTTTGTGTTGCCTAGGCTTATGCAAAAGGGTGAATCTGATTGGGCATTTTTAATTCGTATATGCGAAAAATATGGGTATTCAATTACTGTCCACGGAACTCACATGCACATTTGGGACCCATTTAAAGCTATTGGAAGACGCCCTTCATATGAAGAACTAACGTCAGTTTCTTCAAATATTGCTGCTGCACCAGGAAACATTCTTAGTTTTAAAGGTACTTTTGGATATGTAACCCCACAAGGGTACTCAACCAATTATGAAGTTAGCTCTTTAGATGGTGATGGCGTTTCGCACACTGTTTATAGCACCGCGTTTTCTACGGAGTCATGGTCTGGAGTTGACCACCCGTCTAAATTTAACAACGTAGTTTTAGAAGCTGTCCAAACTGTTGCGGAAGCTGAGAAGATAATTGGGGCAAAAGAACGCCGCACATTCCCATTTAACGCAAGCGTAGAAATTAGTGCAGGTTCTGGAATTGTGCCTGGTGGAGTTGTTAAAGTAACTGGTTACAACTCACACTTTGACGGTTTGTGGTATGTCCGGGACGTAACGCACACTATTGGTGGATCTAGTTATTTTACAAAACTAGAAATAAGCAGAGATTTTAATACATCTGAATCATTTGTTATTCCTCCAACACAACTAGCACAAGCAGCCCCAGAACCTGAGTTTGTTGCAGGAGAATGGCGCGCAAGTTCAGAAAGAGTAAATGCGTATGTATAACGGGATGCAAATATATCGAGCAGTAGTAACTGCGTCGTCTTCAACTACTGGTTCTCTTTACGTTTCTATTCCATCAGTGCTTGGCACAAGCACAAGCATCGCTGTATCTACTATTGGCCGAGCAGCAGTATCTGGTGTATGGGCTGTTCCTAATGTTGGGGAACAAGTCCTTGTAGCAGTAGAAGACGACAAGTTTTCTAATGTGTTTTTGTTGTACCCAGTTGAGCCTCCAGTAATCGCAGTTGAGCCTCCAGTAATCGCAGATGCGTCTGTTACTACAGATAAATTAGCCAATGCGTCTGTTACTACAGATAAATTAGCCCATGATTCAGTAGTAAACGAAAACCTTGACATGTACCGCATGAGAGTTAGTCGGGTGGCCCCACAAACTGTAGGCCCTTTATCAACTGGTCTTATTGAATTTGACACTTTAGATTTTGAAAAATACAATAATAACTCATGGATTGGGGGGCTTCCAAGTCAGGCAATTTTTCCCCAATCTGGATTATACGCAATTAGTGTAACAATAACTACAAGTGCTGCTGCTGGAACGCAAACCGCAATGCTTACAGTAGATAATTTTGTGTCTGCTACTCCGGTAACGTCTTTTGCGGGAGCTTTGTCAATAGTACTTACATGTAATATGTTTTTTTATGGCACAGAGGTACTTTCACTTAAAGTTGTTAATTCAAACAGCAGTTTGAGCAGATCATACACAGCAATGTTATCAATGATATTACTAACGGAGTAACTATGAAAGCTATTAAAATTCCATTTCAATTTAGCGGTGGTAAGACTGCTACAACTTCATCTATGTCTGTGGCTACAGAGCAGAAAATTGTAAACGTTCTTGTGACCCAAAAGTATGAACGTGTTATGCGCCACAAATACGGCTTTGGTATCCAAACTTTACTATTTGATGTAATAGATGAAATTGAGCTTACAGACCATATTGTAGAAGCAAAGTCTGATATTCAAGCAGCAGTAAGCGATGTGTCTATTCTTGATGTAAAGCTGGCCCCAACAAATTCTATAGCGGCTTTTGGGTCACCAGATACTACACTAGGTATAACAGTAGTTTACAAACTACCTTTAGGTTCCCCCCAATTAGTAAAATTTGACGTAGTTTCCCCAACGAATCTTACTGAAGATTCTTTTATTTAGGAGTAAGAAATGGCACTTGAAAGACCAGGATTTGACTTTGCTAGCAGAGACTACTCAAACATTAGACGTGATCTATTAGCTAGAGCAGAACGGACTATACCGGAATGGACGGACAGAGACCCGTCTGACTTTTCTATGGTCCTAGTTGACATGTGGGCGTACATGGGAGACATCCTCCATTATTACATTGACAGGGCTGCCGGAGAGTCTTTCCTAGATACTGCAACTCAACGCGAAAGCGTTTTAGCCTTAGCTAACCTTTTTGATTACAAACCACGCAATAGGTCTGCAGCAAGAGCCACAGTCTATGTATCAAACTCCACTGCATCATCAGTTCCTATTGTAATCCCAGCTGAAACTATGTTTTCTGGGTCATTTAATAACACATTGTATAACTTCTATTCAGAAACTGAAGCGTCGGTAGCTGGTGGTGGCACGGTAGCAGTTACGGTAAAAGAAGGTTCTATTGTTTACGCAGAACAATTAACTACTTCAGCTTCTGGTCAAATTGGCCAAAGGTACTCCCTTTCAAAAACAAATGTTATTCCAAATACCGTTCAAGTTTCAGTAAACGAAGACGGTCTTTCATACATAAATTGGACAAGAGTTGATGACACCAACATTGTTGCTTCTGGAGTTAACGCTTACGCGATTTACGTAAACTCTGCAAATGCAACTGAAGTTGTTTTTGGTAACAGATTAAGCGGTCGTATTCCTCCAACTGGAGTAAAGATACAAGCAAAATACAAAACTACTAGCGGGTCTTCTGGAAACGTTGGCGTAAACTCTATTACTTCTTTTAAAACAGCAATTTCTGGTCTTTCTGTTGCTTCTTCTACTTCTGCTGTAGGCGGTACGGACGGAGAAACAGTTGCATCGTTAAAAACTTCAATTAAATCAATTATTAAATCTCAAGATCGTGCTGTTACTTTAAACGATTTTACAAACCGAGCCTTGTTAGTTGATGGGGTTTACAAAGCAATGTGCACGTTTACTCCAAATGCCGGAGGGGGTAGCGTAACTGTTTATGCAATTCCTTATATTGCTGATTTTACTTCTGCTTCAGCAACGTCTTACGCATTAGAAACGGAAACAAAAACAAACATCAACACCTCATTGCAAGCGGTAGCAACTTTGGGGGTGACTGTAAACACTGGCGCGTCGGTCAGTTTTGTACCTAAAACTATTTCTGCATCAGTAACAATTAACAACTCTTATGTACAATCTTCTGTTGTTTCTGCAGTTACCGCTGCTTTAACTTACTTATTTGAACTAGACAACTTAGATTTTGGTGAATCATTAAATTTAGGTGTTGTTTATAAGACAATTCATGGAATTGAAGGAGTTGAATACTCAACTGTTGCATTATCTGGGAGTGACCCTACTTCTATTCAATTTATGAAAAAAGGAAGTATTACAATTGTTCCTACTGGAGGAATTACTAGTTCGTCATGACACGTAAATCTTTTACTCTTAGAAACCCTAACTCCCCGTATGGTTCTTACCTAGCGTACCCGTCTAACGGAGCTTCAGCACCTGGAATGGCTGCTAGGGCAGATGATGACACGCGTCTTCGTTCTGATGATATTCAATTAGCCCCAGTACTTACATCTAATTTAATTCCAGGAACTCCTGGCTCATTAGTTGGTTTTTTTGATGCTGAAGTAAGAGATTACACAAGTGTTGATTTATCTTGGGAAGCCCCGCTTGTTGAAACAATCCCATCTTCAATACCGGCTGCTACAAGAGTAATTATTGTTTATTCTCCTTTTGGGGAACCTCCAACTATTAGTGATGGGAACATTCTTGTAGACACTAACAACACCACCACGTACACACACACTGTTCCTGAAGGCGTATGGGCTTATTACACCATATTTGTAAAGTATGAATCTATTGCTGGTGGAACATTTTATGAAGCTGCTGAATCTTTGTCTGTTTTAGTACCTAAAAACTACGGAAGTTCTAGTGATTTGTATTCAAAAATTCCTTTGTATTACAGAATTTTAGATGGCAACATGGATTTTGGGAATGGCGGCCCGCTTAATAAATATATTTCAACTATTGGTTGGGACATTGACAAAGTAAGAACTGAAATTGATTATCTAATGACTTTTAAAGACCCGCAGATTGCAGATGATCAAGCATTAGATTACTTAGCAAAAGACTTTGGAGTTAATTTAGAAAGTCGTGAATTAGGTGCTTATCGCCTTAGAAATATCCTAGGTAGCATTGGCATACTCCGCAGATCAATTGGAACTGTTTCCGGAATTGAAACGTTTATGACTGCTTTAACCGGCTCTAACGTAACAGTTGATACTGTAAACAAAGTTATAAAAGTGCACGCTCAAAGAATTAACTTAATTAAAGACCCAAACATATATTTTGGCCTTGACAGTGTTTTTGACATGGGTTCACCTGCGGGTACATTTACAACGTCATATGACGCTGAGTACTATGACACTACATCATACTCTGCTTCAGTTGATGGTGGTTCTGCCTCAGCTACTGGTTCCGTTGGAACTAACCCAAACGCAAAATGGACAATATCTTATGGGACTACAACTTCATTGTTGTCAACCACAAACGATGACGTAAAAGTTAGTTTTGGAGATACTTTCTATTTTTCAGTGCAAGATTCAGCAACCGTAAGTGCACAAGCAGCTATTACAAAAGTTGGTCTATACACCTCTGGGGCTACTCCGGTTATTGAAGATTCCGCACCAAAAACTATTGGTGGTACAAAATATTGGAAATTTGTAATTCCAAGCTCTGTTTCTGCTAACACTCCTGTTTTTCTAGGTATTACTTATCAAAACGCTTTAATTACTGACCCTGCGACGGCATTTAGAAGAATGCTGCTTGAAAGGTTTATTAATGGGCAGTACTTTGATGGCGACACAGTTTTGGGTGGGTGGCTTGTAAGTGGATCAAACGTGTCTGATTACCGCTGGTATGACTCGGCCAGACCAGACGCAACTCAAGACACTTTAAGAAACAACTCTTTTTCTGTGTACAACGCCAACTACCAAAAAACTAAGGTAGTAGCAAACAGGCTTCTAATGGATATACTTCCAATTACACAACTTAGTACTAGCGCAACTCAATACAGTAATCAAGCTAGTATCCCAAGCCCTTTGTGGTCAATTAGATTTAACTATGTTCCAGGAGACACATGAACTACATAATTAGTGCATTAGCTGTTTACAAGCTGCTTCAAGTAATTGACTCTTTACTACCAAGAGAACCAATGCCATGGGTTAAAAACATTGCTGGGGTTATTCTTGGGTATGCGGCAGCATTGATAGTTGACATTGACAAGTGGTATGTGGCCGGGTTGGTAGTTGCCACTATTGCTGGTAGCGTCCAGTTAGTATTGAGGTTGACAACATTGTTGGGCGACTCAATAGAGAGAAAAACCCTACGTTAAGGAGAACCACTTGAAAGAGTTTTACGGAATTGTTGGTGCTGGATCTGCGCCAAAGAAAGTAATTGATGCCGCATTAAATGATATTGGCACTCAATCCTCATTTATTATTCCGTGGTACGGAAGCATGTCTAAAGGTTTAGAAGTTGTGTACGACTGGGTTCTTGACAATGACGTGTCTTTTATTATCGCTGCTTTAGAGGGTGTTAAAAAAGTTCCCAAATCTTTAGCTGAAAAAGCAGGAGATATTGTGAGTGTTGAAGATGTAAATGATTACATTCTGTGGGACCTTAAAGGTAAAGAAGTTCCTGGTATGTCATTAGTACTTTGGGATGAAGAAGATGAACCTTCATCAACGCGACTTGCAGCAATGTCAATTGGTATGCAATTGCCAACCCTTGAACTTACTAATGGTCTTGTTCCTATTATGCTTGATGACTCGCCGGATGTTCAGGTTGTTGTAAGTGATGAGTTGCCAGATATTGATGAAGCTGCGTATGACAGAGAAACTCTTGAAATCATGCCAACTGCATTAGTTAAGCGAATGGCAAAAGACAAAGGTTTTGAACCAAAGTCAAAAGAAGAAGCTGTAGAGATGCTTTCCCCAACTAAAGAAGACGAAAAAGTTATTGGTTCTATCATCTTCCTAATGAATGACGGTTCTGAGATTGGGTTTAATGGTACTGAAACAATCCTTAAAGAAATGTTTAAGATTGTGGCCAAGCATTCTGTGCAATGGTAAACCTACTTACATAAAAGAAAAGGCCCCCTTGCGGGGGCTTTTTCATTTCTAGTGATAACTACCACTAGTTAGTGAGTTCACTTCTTCTTAGCAACTGCCTTCTTCTTTGCAGGAGCCGCCTTCTTCTTAGCGGGGCCCTTGCCAAAGCCGGGATCCTTCTTATCTTTCAAACCACATCCACATGCTGTGCACATATTATTTACCTCCCTTCCTATATTTGCTTGTCTTTTTAGCAGCCATCAGCAGTCCCAAGCACGAAGAGATTTGTTAATACGAGAATCTGGGTCATTAGCTGTCTTGGCTGAAGTATTCTTTTTCTTCATACCTTCCATGCGAGCACAAAACGACTCACGACGAGCTGCTGACTTATCAGACTTAGCTGCTTGTTCTTTCTTCACCGGTGGCTTAAGGTTACTGCCAGGGTTTGCCTTTTCATAAGACTTGCGTCCCTTTTCATTAAGACCACCCTTAGGGTCCTTGCCTTCGGCACGAGACCAAGCGGCTGTCTTTTTTGCTGGGGCTTTTTTCTTTGCTGCCATATTGGCTCCTTTATTTGGTTGAGGCCCGAAGTTGCCAGGACCATTTATTGTGGTTGTCAATGCGATCAGCAAGGAAATTCATAATTCCTTGTTCGTCTTTCTTTTGAGCCTCATCAAATGCTTTTTTAAGAGATTTAAGAAGGGCTTCATTTGCCGTCAACAGGGACTTGGCCATTGCTTTTGGATTAGGTTGTACATCTTTAAAATCAAGGGTGCGAAGATCTAAGAACTTTTGCAGGCTAAATGGAGCGTAATCGTCAAGTTTACGGATGTTTTCTGCAATGAGGTCAATTGACCCATAGGCATCTTCGTAGATTTCTGAAAACAAAGCGTGATATTGGCTAAAATCAGAACCTTCTACATTCCAATGGTATCCATGGGCCATAAAGTAAAAAGTGACTACATCTGAAACAAGCACTTTGAGAGCTTTAACAAGGGCTTCCATTTTGTCTCCTACAAAAATACTGGGGTATGTGAAGTATACCCCACACACCCCAGCGTTTTGTAAAAACGCCAGGCTGAAGAACCACCAACTAACCTGGCAGCCCCAGTATAGAGGGTCTTTTTAAAAGATTACAACCCGGCTGTTGCAAAAGCCACAAGATCTCGTGTACAGTCATGGACCCATGACCACCAACGTTTTTGACGGCCCTTTCTTAGCAGTCCCAGTTTGGGCTGTTGGGGAAATTAGGGATTACGGACAGCCCCGAGATTTACAAGTCTTGCTTGGGTTGGTCGCCCTTATGGAACGCCGAACCAAAGAAATTGCAGCTTCTGTAATACAGATAGCCGAGTATGTTGGTGTCTCAAAAGAGACCGCAAAACGGTCACTAAAGTGGTTGGCAGACCACAAAGTAATCACAGTTATCCACAGGCAAAAACCATTAGTAAACGTTTACACATTGCATTACACACCGCCCGTTAAACACGGAGATAGGGTCATGGGTGACCCTATGATGGGGTCACGAGAGACCCTATATGGGGTCACAGAAGACCCTATGGTGGGGTCACGGGTGACCCTATCTACAACAACAAAAGACCAGCATGATGAACCTTTTTCAAATTTCAATATAAAGATACTAAATAGAAGTACTAAAGAGATAGTAAAGAAAGCCGCAAGCGGCACGGAGGGCGAGATGATTTTAGGTTCAGATCCAGACGATCCAGTTAGTGGTTTTGAACTTCCCCCAAAGAAAAAAGTACCTAGAAAAACAAATCAGTTTGTTAACCATTTCCTTAGCAACAAACACTCAATCATGTCCAGCTCACACAGTCCAAAAGATGTCATGATTTTAAGAAAAACGTTTAGCACCTTGATTGACTCAGGCTTAACAGAGTTCACCATCATGCAAATGGTCACAAAGTTCTTTTCAGTACAGCGTTGGCGAGAAGCAGACAACACTGTTTTGTTGTTTTGTACCAAAGACATTCAACAGAAATTGATGGAGCAGGTTGAAACAACCGTAGTTTCAGACAACCCTGTGCTGTCCTTGATGATGAATGACTTTGAGCGCCTAGACCTTGATATCCCCTGGCCAGCAGCAATGGACTTAGTTCTTAAAAAAGTTGTCATTCGTCACGGCATGGATGTTTGCTACAGGTATCCGGAAATTGTTGCTGAGTTAATAACAATCCACAACGGTGCGTTTTACTCAGATGAATTTAATACTTCTTTGTCTGCGCTAAACTCTCTTATAAGAGTTATATCCGGAGAAGAACAAGAAGACTCAGCGTTGCTTTTAAAAGAAGTTGCGCACTTGGGTTTACCAGAAGAAATACTTAAACTTTCAAGTTCCAATCTACGTCTACCAGCGGATTCCATTGTTGAAGCGGTCTACAACTACCGAAGGGCAACCCATGGACGATGACGACGACACCTACCACGAATACATTTTTAACAGCGTAGAAGACATCTTTGTCTTTGTTGAGTGGGTTAGGGCCAATTTTGATGACGCTGAGGAATACGAAACATGGTTTTTGTACGCCATGGACGATGACATTCCTCCAACAACTTTTTGCACAAGAGGGAAAAAGGTTGAACAACCCCTACACTCCTGTGTAGATTGCAAAGCCCAGTTCCTAACACGAGCTGGGTTAGACGTCCATCAAAAAGTAGTTCATAAGAGTAAGAAGAAGATCCAAAAGCAGTTTTGGGAGATTGTAAACAACTCCTACGAGAACCACCAAGAGGAAACTAATGACAAAGGAATTTCAGACCCCGACTGATTGGAAGTCAGCAGCATGGTGGCGTAATCGTTCACCTGAAGAACGCGTGTTTCACGCAAAGGTTCCACCACGCTTTTACAGTGTTGAAGACATTTCGGTTACTTCTAGCGTTAGCAAGTGGCTTGCTAATTACAAACCAGGCGACAGCTTGATTCTCCACGGCAAATCAGGCACTGGCAAAACTACTGTTGCTCAAGCAATTCTTCGTGAGTTAATTTCTTCCCACAAGTTGTCAGGCAGGTTTGTAACTTCTGATCGTTACCTTGAGATGCTCAAAGATCAGTTTGACAGCGAGAACGTTCTTCCATCCATGTACTCAAGCCCTTACTTGGTTAAGTACATTCAAGGCGTATTTGACATCTTGCTTCTTGACGGGGTTGGCCAAGAAAGGGAAACAGACTTTTCTATCCACGAGATTGGGAGCCTTATCCGCCGCCGCTACGAAGACATGCGCACAACCATTATCACGACTACGTTAGGCACAACTGATTTCACTCGCAGGTACGGAGAGCGTGTAAAGAGTGCTGTCATTGACATGCACGAAGAAAAGGTGTCGTAGCATGGAAGGCGGCAACATTTCCCAAAGTGTCCGTTCGGGACAAGCTTGTTTTTTTGAAGACTTACTTGTTTCCCGACCTACAGGCGCTTCTTTAATAAAGTCAAAATACTACGAAAAAACAGGTGACTGGAAATCTGCGTTAAAACTTTGGAAACCAAATGACCTTCCTTTAAAGTCTTTAATTGACACAGTTGAAAGGTTGCATGTCTCAACTGAAGTTATAACTTTTTTAAGTCCCGATGCCGTAGAACCCATTTACCAATGGTTAGTTCGCAAAGGCGTTATGACTAATGTTGAATACTACGAAAGCGTAGAGGACTACAGCGTTGACCTCCGGTATAACCGATCAATAACAACCGTCTATGTAGCAAAACAAGAAGATGCACTTATACTTGGCCCTCGGTCTACAGTCGTAAGTCCGAACACTCAGTGGGGAAGATTTTAATGGCATCCAGCGAGCTCTATCTAATCTCAAAAGTAATTCACGAAAAAGATGCCTCTGCTCCAGTCAAGGCTGGACTTAAGCCAGATCACTTAACGGGTGAGTGGTCAGACATTTGGCGTTGGATTTTAGAGTTCCAACAAACACACGGTTCCGTACCTACGGAACGCGTACTACTACGAGAGTACGGTGGGGTAACACTCCAAGACGTAAAAGATGAGCCATTTTCGAGGCTGCTTGATGAAATCTTTGAGGCGTATAGAAAACGCTGTTTGTTGGATGCACTACAACCAGCAATCAACGCCTTAAACGCTGACGATGTAAACGCTGCTTTAGCATCCCTTACTTCAGGCATTCAAAAAGCTTCAGTGGAAGCGGCACGCCTACGTGATGTTGACATTATTCAAAACTGGGAAAACCGTATTAACCGCTACGAAGAGATGCGTTTACAACCAAACGCTTTACGTGGTATTCCTACTGGGTTCTATGGTCTTGACAAAATCACTCACGGACTGCGCCCACAACAATTCATTGTGTTTGCTGGAGAACCAAAACGTGGTAAATCTCTATTTGCTTTGATCCTCGCCAACTCAGCGCACGTTCATGGTAAACGCCCGTTGTTTGTTTCTTTTGAAATGAGCATTGAAGAGCAAGAAGCTCGCTATGACTCTTTGATTGCCAAAGTTCCGTATGACAGGATTTTGTCAGGAGATCTAAATACAAAGGACATGACCAAGATTCACAAAGCTTTATCTATCCGCAAACACATGCAGCCTTTTGTATTCAGTGAAGACACCGCGTCGTTGACTACAGTCAGTGCATTAGCAAGCAAGGTGCAGGAGTATTCCCCAGACGTGCTATTTGTTGACGGTGTGTATTTGATGGATGATGAAGAGGGTGAAGCAAAAGGTAGCCCCCAAGCGTTGACTAATATTACGCGTGCACTAAAGCGTATGGCCCAGCGTTTTGACATTCCTGTTGTTGCTACAACTCAGGTTTTGTCTTGGAAGCTACAGAACCGCAAGACTCGTGCAGTTACTGCTGACGCAATTGGATACACCTCTTCATTTGCTCAAGATGCCGACTTGATTCTTGGTGTAGAGCGCAACCCAGACATTGATGACCAAGCAATTATTAGAGTTGTCTTAGCTCGTACAGCCCCTACTGGAGAAGTACACGTTAAATGGGATTGGACAACCATGGAGTTTGAGGAGGTTATGGGTGATGCAGAAGCAACTGACCCCTCATTTGACTGATCTTAGTGACATTCTAAAAGTCTCAGGGGTAGAAGTACTCCGTGTTAGTGATCGGGAAATAACAGGTAGGTGCCCAGTCCACGAAAGGGTTACTGGCCACGCAGACAACTCCCCTTCTTGGAGCATGAACGCATCTACCGGACTTTGGCTTTGCTTTTCATGTGGAGCACGTGGCACTCTTTCTATGCTCCTTTCCGAATTATCGGGAGAAGCAGGCATATCAGCTCAACAGTTTTTAATTAACGCTGGCATGCAGCGGCTTACTAGCTCCGACGCGTCTACTTACCAAGTCCCACAGAAGCTAGATACTGAAGCTTTTTTTAAGTTTGAAAGAGTCTCCGATAAGCATTGCTTTTCAAAACACCTTGATCCCGACATCATCTACCGTTACGGCGTTAGGTGGAACCCAATCAACAAGTCATGGTGCATTCCTATAATCTCAAGCATGGGTAGCCTCATGGGGTGGCAAGAAAAACGACCGGGTTGGGTACGTAACTTTCCTGTTGGCATTGAAAAGTCCAAGACCTTATTTGGTGTAGAACGTTTTAGGAGCAAGACTTCGGTCCTTGTTGAATCTCCATTAGACGTAATTCGTTTTGCCATGGTGTTTTCTAAACCCCAAGCTGTTGCATCTTTTGGCGCTCAAGTTTCAAAAAGCCAAATGGACCTGCTTTTGCACATGTCAGACACGATTGTTATAGCCATGGACAATGACGAGGCTGGGATTGAATCCAGCAAACGCCTGTACAAGAACCTCGGGACTCCCCGTAAGGGTATAAAGTGGTGGAACTACTCCACTACTAGTGCTAAAGATATTGGCGACATGACAGACGACGAAATAGAAACCGGACTACTAACTGCTACCGTTGTTCCTCCCTGGATTCGGTAATGTTTAAAGGAAAGCTTTACCCATATCAAGAAGAGTCGGTAACCAAAATGGTTGACCGTGGGCAAATGCTTTTAGGCCTTGTAATGGGTGCTGGCAAAACCGTAACTACTATTGCAGCCGTTGAAGAGTTGTTTGTTCTCAATGAGATTGACAAGTGCTTAATTATTGTCCCAGCTTCATTAAAATACCAATGGAAACGGGAAATAGAAAGATTTACTGATTCTCGCGTAATAGTCATTGACGGCACACCAAAAGCCCGTGAAAAACTGTGGAGAGTAGCAATATCAGCAAGATACATTGTTGCCAATCCAGAAAGCCTTACAAAAGATGTTGAACATTTAAACCGGCTAAATGTTCAAGCAGTTGTTGTTGACGAAGCAACCATCATTAAATCAAGGGTAAGCAAAAGATCTAAGTTAATTAAACGCATTGGCAAAAAAGTTAACTACCGGTTTGCTCTTACAGGGCAGCCAATTGAAAACCGGCCAGAAGAATTGTTTTCAATTATGGAATTTGTTGACCCAAGCATCCTGGGTAAGTTTGATTTGTTTGACCGTACCTTTATTGTTAGGGACCACTTTGGTAGACCTACTAGGTACAGGAATTTGGACAGCATGCACGCTTCGTTATCTGAATGCCTAATCCGCAAGACACGAGAAGACATTGCAGATCAACTTCCAAAGATTGTTCATCAAACCATTCCAGTTCCCTTTGATGCAAAAGGTGCAATTTTATACAAAGCTATTTCTGCTGACTTATTGCATCAGCTACAACAGGCCATGAGTAGTCATGGTGGTTCATTTAGCTTATGGAACCATTACAACGACCCAGAGTCAAATGCTGCGCAAGGCCAAATTATGTCTAGGTTGACAACATTAAGAATGCTTTGTGACAACCCAGAATTAGTAAAACATTCTGCTTTGCTATACAGAGACCCATCAAAGCCAGATCAAGGCAGCGCATATGCCGACCTCCTAGATAGTAAAGGCATGTTAACCGGAGTATCTGAAACTCCAAAATTGTCTGCTGTTTTAGATTACATTGAAGAAGTTCTGGCTGAAGATCCAATTAACAAAGTTGTTTTATTTTCTTTCTTTAAAGACAACCTTCGTTACATCCAAAAAGCCACTTCTAAGATAACAAACTCAGTCTTATTCATGGGTGGTATGAACGCCGAAGAAAAAGACGAAGCTAAGCAGTTATTCTCTAATGACCCCAACACACGCCTTTTCCTATCTTCAGATGCTGGTGGATACGGCGTTGACCTTCCAATGGCCAACTACCTTATTTCCTATGACCTTCCTTGGAGCAGCGGAAAGCTTGAACAAAGAGAAGCTCGAATTATTCGTTTGTCATCCACTTTTGATCACGTAACCATTGCTACATTTGTCATGCAAGGTTCAATTGAGGAACGACAATACGAAATGCTCCAACAGAAACGTTCTATTAGTGAAGCGTTTATTGATGGAAAACATCACGACGTACGTGGTGGTTTTGACATTACATTAGGTAGCCTAACAACATTCCTACGAGACTCAAAGGTTTAAAATGACCAACAAACCAAAACTTCCAGATAGAGAAGATGCCAACATTCCTACAAAAGAGCTTCTTGGGCGGATTGCTGAGGAGTACAAAAAGGCAAAAGAATTTGCCGAAAGCACTGCCAAGCGTGCCGATGAACTAAAGAAAGAACTTGTTCGCCAGGTTTCCCAGTACGGTACCCCAGACGACAAGGGACACAAATGGATGGCCGCCGGCAATATGCAATTAAAGCATGAGCGTCGTGTTGGTAAAGCCTTTGACCTAGCTTCAGCAATTGATTGGGCAAAACAAACTGGAATTTGGGATGCCGTAAAAGAAATTGTTGAAACAACCAATGAAGACTTAATCTTGCGGTACTCATGGGAACACCCCGAGCATCAAGACACAGTTGCAAGGTTTTACACAGAACGTGAAACTTGGGCTTTTAAATTAGTTGATCAAAAAAGCTACGACGACGAATAATGTCAAAAGACCCTCTTGATCTTTTTAACTCCCTTCCGGATTATCCGGGAAAGACGCCGCCTAAAAACAGACAAGAAACAACAAAGAAATTTAAACCCATTGCCGAAGACCGGCTAAATGGGGCAAAGCCAACCATTTTTGTAATTAACGGTGTTGAGCAGCACTTCTTTTTAGTAGGGGATTTAGCAAAAGCCCTTAATAGGAGACCGGTTACAATCCGGAAGTGGGAGCTTAACGGGTGGTTACCAAAAGCTAAATACCGGACAACTTCTCCCAAGGGAACACAAATTCCTGGAAAAGTTCAAAAAGGACGTAGGCTTTACTCTTTGAATCAGGTAGAGTTTCTAATTACCGCGTTGTCGCGGTATGAGATAGACAACCCAGCTAAGGCCAACTGGGACGGCTTCAGACAACACATCAAAAACGAATGGCCCAACGATTAAGGAAAAATGATGAGCAGATATGATGATGATGACGAAGAGACCATGGAAGAAGCACCAGTGCGTGCTACTTCTAACCTCAAGTTAGTAGTAGAGGACAAGGAAGAAGAGCCCGAAGCGGACGAAGCCCCTGCGGCTAGTTCAATCCGCCGTGGTTGGGGTGCTGCTGAAACAGTCAAGCACGCCGATTCTCCTTTTGCCCAGCGCCTACGAGTTACCGAAGAACCAACAATTATTAAATTTGTTGAAGACGAGCCTTACGCTTCTTACCGCCAACACTGGGTAGAGCGTTCGGGGCAGAAGTCATTTACTTGTATTGCCGAGTCGGACCCCAAAGGGTGCCCACTTTGTGACGCTGGTATGCGCCCCTCAACTCGCTTTGCGTTCAACGTAATTCAAATGACCTCAGATGGTGAACCCACTTTGAAGTCCTACGAAGTTGGCCCACGAGTTATTGACCAACTTAAGAATTTCCATAACGACCCACGCCAAGGCCCATTGTCCAAGCATTTTTGGGCAGTTAGCCGTTCAGGCAAGGGTGCCACCTCAGCCACCAATCATCAGTTGGTTAAAGAGCGTGACCTTGAGGAATGGAACATTGACCAGTTAACAACAGAGACCTTTAAGCTTCTTAAGTCAAAAGCTTACGGTCCTGAGATTATTCAGATTCCTTCACGCAAGGATCTTCAGCAGATCGTTCTTGACGACCTGGATAGCTGAAGTTGGAGACAAACTTGTCTAACGTAGGGGGCTTAACGGCCCCCTACGTTGTCTCTACGATAGAAGAACTACACGACATTGTTGCAGAAGTGACAAGAGTAGGTGCTTTTGCTTTTGACGTTGAGACCTTTGGTGCCGTAGACAGGCATCCTGACGTTTTAAAACATATTGAAAAAGAATGGCAAAGCCATGTTGCCACCCTTACTACAAAGAATGATGACATCCTTGCTAGATCAAGGGACATTGTTTGTGGTCGGTGGAGAAACACCCTTGCTCTTGACCCTATGCGCAATAGCGTGTTTTGGTTGGGTATTGCTACAGAGGGTAAATCTTGGGCTATCCCTATGGGGCACCCAAATGGTGAAATCATCATTCCCGAAGAACGTGGTGATGGTACAACTATCCCACCGGAGGGCTACAGGAAATTTACGGCCAGTGGAAAAGAGTCCATGGCTAAGTCAAGGTACTTTAAACCTGCAGTATTCAGCGACCCACCAAGTCAGCTAACTTGCGCAGAGGTTTTTGACGTCCTTAAACCTTTGTTCTTTAGCGACATTGTTAAGATTGGCCACAACGTAAAGTTTGACGCACGGTCTGTCAGAAAATACTTTGACGGTAAATTGCCCGCAGAGCCTTTCTTAGACACAATGATTATGCAGCACATAGTCAATGAGAACCTTTCTGAGTACAGCTTGACCCATATCATCTCTCATAACTTTGAGGGGCACAACGCTTATCATGCAGATGGGAAGCTTGGCGCAATCATTATGGATGTGCCATTTTCAAAAGCCACAAAGTATGTGCACCTAGATGTTCGTTGGACATGGTTGCTTTACAAGACACTATGGCGCAAGATCTCTTCTGTACCTGAGCTACTCTCCTGCCTAAGGCAAGATATGCGAGTGCTTCATGTACTAATGGAGATGGAAGACACTGGGATTCCTGTTAATCACAGAGCAATGGTTGCTCTTGGAAAGCAACTAGAAATACGCCTTAGTGAGCTTCTGCTTGGCATGATGGACTACGCCCCTCCTGGTTTCAACCCGGATAGCGTTAAACACAAACAACAATTATTATTTAACAAGAAGCGTGAGGGTGGGTTGGGTCTAAAGCCAACCAAGACAACCCCCAAGGGTACTGCTTCAGTAGATGAAGAAAGTCTTCACAATCTTGAAAGCAAACATCCAATCGTTCCAATGATGATTGAGTGGTCTGAAACTAAAAAGCTCGTGTCAACTTACGTTGACGGGTTGCTCCCCAAACTTCATCACGGTGGGCTTCACCCCTCTTTTCACTTGCACAGAACCGCAACTGGAAGATTGTCTTCAAGCAACCCTAATCTTCAAAACATTCCACGAGAGAGCAGCGTACGAAGCCTGTTTGTTGCCCCCGAGGGTTACCAACTACTTGTTGCTGACTACGACCAAATTGAGCTTCGTGTTATGTGCATGTTTTCTCATGATCCCAAAATGAGCGAATTCTTCTTGACGGGATCGGACATCCACTCGGGTGCTGCGGCGCTGGTCCTAGGCAAGCCAATAGAGGAAGTTACCTCAGAAGAGAGGCAGCTTGGCAAAGGCGTCAACTTCCTGACTGCCTACGGTGGGGGGTCACAGAAGCTAGCCAGGACTACTGGTATTGACGAAGAACATGCCCGATTTGTGATTGATCAGTATTACAGACAGTTCTCTGGCATTACAAAATGGAAGCAAGATGTCATTGCAGAGGGTAGGCGCAAGGGTTATGTGCAGACAATTTCTGGCCGTAGACGCCATTTGCCTGACCTATCTGCATCAGACAACACTTTACGTTCCCGTGCAGAACGACAAGCGGTAAATGCAGTTGTTCAAGGTTCTGCAGCAGACATTTGCAAAAAAGCAATGATTGATGTGTATGATGACCTAACACCAAAAGGGGCAAAAATGCTTGTGCAAGTACACGACGAATTAGTTGTACTCGTAAAGGATTCAGACGTAGATGAGTTTATGCCCTTGCTTATGTCATCAATGGGTGATGGGGTCGTTTACGAAGGTATACCATTAAAGGTATCGTGTGACTCAGCAGGTAGTTGGTCTGAGGCGAAAGGTTAGCACTATGGCAATGAGCCCAATAGACAAACGCAATTTTTATTTATCCCTATCTATTATGGAAGGACAAAAGATTGCTTCAAACGCAGGGTTTGCTGTTCCTTCTGCAGAAGTGCAGGAAAGCGAAATAGTAGACACTATTAGTAAATGGGTCATCCTTACAGGTTTAGGCATTTTTGACAATGTAAAACAATGCTCTGATTGGATGCTAGAAGTTGTTAAAGTGCACAATGATTTAGATGACGACGAATTAGAAAGCACCCAAAACGTGTTGATGTCCTTTGGCATGTCTTTAATATCCCACCTGGTAGACAATGAATTACTTGAACTTCCAGAAACTACGCATGCCCCAGTTTCAGAATTAAACAGAGAAGCATTACTAAACTTATTGTCGTTTAGAACCGACAGTGAAGATGATGAGGAGGAAGACGATGAGTGATTGGTGGTCACGTAAACTTACAGGTAACGCTCCAGCAGCCCCTGCTCGTACTTTTAACACCCCAGTTTCTACACCACCAATTGGTATACGGCAAAACACCATGGCTGTTACCCCCTTGCATAGTCAAGATGTTGCCCAGCAACAAGTGCTTGATGAAGGCCGATCTGCAACAGATCAAATTGGCATGAGTGACGCAATCCGTTTATGGAAAGGCGGAGAAGCCCACAGACGTGATGGTAACTCTAGTTGCCCATCATGCGGAAGCGGGCTAGTCTTCTCTAGAACAGGTAGAAGTGGTACAACAGTTAATGGTAACGCCCCAGCACCACGATGTTTTTCATGTGGGTGGAATGGTATGTACGAACAGGCAGACCAAATTTCTTGGTCAGCATAACGAGGAGAACAAATTGAAAACCGAAGAGCATGAGACGCTTGCGTCTATTATTGCATCCATTAACAAGAAGTACGGCGAAGACATTGTTGTACAAGGTAACCGTGTAAAAGAAGAACTTCCCCGCATTACAACTGGCATCCTTGCCTATGACTTAATGCTTGGTGGTGGCTGGCCTATGAATCAGTGGTCTGAAATCATTGGGGATGAATCATCCGGTAAGACTGCAATTGCTTATAAAACTATTGC